TTTTTTTAATATTCAAATCCACCGAACCAGTAGTGATCTTTGTGGATAGTAACTCTTGTAATTTTCTTTTTTTTAAATATCCTTCTAAACTGTTTTACTGCATTTTTATAGGCTGTTTCCCTTGTTTCTGCATAAATAACTAAAGGTAGTACAATTACCTCACTTTCTATGTAGACATAATATTTAAACATCTTCTACAACGTAATACTTACCTTCCAGAACACCATTGTGACACAGCCATGCAGATAAATAGACCGGCTTTATTTTCAGCAGCCTGCAAAGCTCATCGCTCCGTATAGAACCGCAAACATTTGTAACATCATTGATATCCAGAAGCAGATACCTGACCGGCGGTTTGGGCATAAATATCATCTCCTTCCTGAGCTCTTCATTTTGTTTCTATTCTCCATCTCTTGCCCATCTGAGCCTGAACATAGGCTTTTTAACCTTTCCGTTGCAGTAGTCCGAAACTGTCTGCCTGCTTATGTGAAGGGCTTTTCCTGCTTCTCTGGTACCCTTGTAAAAGCATTTATTTTCCATATCATATATAAGTCTCTGCATACGTGTTCTTCCGCCGTACAGTGTACCGAGTTCCTTTTTAGACACTGCTTTTAAATTAACTGCTGCATTGTCGCTCTGTACCTTGTTACGATGGATAATGTTATATCCTTCGGGAACCGTACCAATAAAAAGCTCATATACAGTTCTTGAAACCGGTGTTTCTTTACCGTAGACCTTTACAACCCACAGTTCCGAGCCTTTCCGGCGGCTTACCTTATACGGCTTCAAAAGGCGTTCCTTATGCCTGTATATCCGTTTTACGCGTCCGTACGATGAAAAATGATAATCTGTATCGCGGTACTGTTTCCACAGCTCTCCCTTAAGATTTTCTATCATTTCATTTTCGCCATCCTTGAAACAATATCACTTATGCAGGTCTGTTCTAGAAGCGTTTCATTTTCATAAAAATATGTAATAAACATTCCGATTTTACTCCACTTGATTTTTTCAACTATTTTATTCTTCTCATAATCCCATGTATTTCCTCTCATTTTTGTTTCAAAAACAACTATGCATGAACCGTCGTCAAGCGGTCTTGACTTCCTGTATCTGGCAAATTCTGAAACAGTGATGATTTCATAATTGTCTTCATTTTCAATCCATTGTTTTCTTTCATTATTGTTTTTTAACATCTATAGCTCTCCTTTCAGATAATCAATGTCATATTTACATTTGAAAGCATTTTTTCCTTTGCTTCCTTATAAAACTTCTTTTTTATTTCAAAGCCATAGCATGAACGGTTTAATTCTGCGCAAGCTCTTAATGTGCTTCCGCTTCCAGCTACCGGATCAATAACAACATCGCCCGGATCGGTATATATTTCGATAAGCCTTTTCAATACGCTTACAGGCTTCTGAGTTGGATGTATCTTTGGATAGCTTCCCCCCCTGTCCCACTCGAACCAGTCAAGAATCATCATTCCGTCATTGTTGAACTTTGGGAGTTTATCACGATACAGCACCAGAGCAACCTCCGTAGCCCCACATATCCGCATGTTAGCTTTTAAAACCTGCGATGATGATTTTTTAATGAAGAATAAAGGCTGTGCATGGTTGAATCCGAATTTCTTGGCATAATCCTTAATCTCGTTTAACTGCTGCCATGCGCAGAATATGATCATGCATGGAGCCATTCCTTTTTCTTTAGGCTCTTTTCTTAAAAGACGGGTACAGAACTGAAAAAAGTTGTATATCTTAAAATCATCATCAGTATCGAAAAACGTCTTTCCGGCTTTTTCACTTTCCCCGTTTCTGTTGTCGCCATTGATATACCAGTCAGATCTTGAGCCGTATGCGTTTATCCCGATGTTGTAGGGAATATCGGCAATAATTAACTGCGCTCGCGGTATCTGATAGCGCTTGGCATTTTCAAAGTGATCATTGTATAATTCTATTTTTATATCCATAAAATTCCTCCTTTTTCCTAAAAATGGTGCAAATAAAAACAGTACCCTAAAAACACTGTTAAAAACCTATATATTTTTTATTATCCCGACAATAAAATCGAGAATGATCCCAGAAGCTCCCGCAGCTATAAAACCTACCAAAACAATAATTAAAACGATTGTATAAAAGCCTCTGGCATTAAGCCTGTTAATGTACTTTTCCATTTTCAATATCCTTTATCAAATTATCGACAAGATATGAGCTTATGCAAGCAATTGAAGGATATGTAGATTCTTTACAAAGAGAAAATCCCGCAGCATCCGGATACGCTTCGATAAGCTCCTCTAAAGTGTTAGAATTAACAACGCGTTTTATTTCATTTAAACGTTCAATAATTTCTTTATTCACCTTTGACACACTCCTTTTTATAGTCTATAATTAACGTGGTTTCATTTATTAGCTGCTACTGGACATAGCAGCTTTTTTCATGTGTTTTTCATGTGCTGTTACTGTTTCAACATAATTACTCATGCGTTCGCCACGATATTCCCTTTGAAAATCTAGGATTTCTTCTTGGCTAAATTTCCAACCTTTTCCTAAAAAAATCGGATTAAGTAAGCCTAAATCAATAAAAATGTTTAGCTGTTTAGTAGAAATTCCTAAATCTGTCTTAACCTGCTCGAATGTAAGCATTGCTGTAGGTCTCATTTATATCACCCTTTTTTTTAATTTATTAATCTCATTAATTGTAAAATCACACGTTTTGCGAAATTTATCTTCAATATCTAATAAATGCATTACCAATAACAAATGTGTTATCAAATAAGAAATGGTCACACTTATTGTTATACTAACTAATATACAATCCATACTATGCCCCCTCATTCACGCTTGAAATTTCAATTTGTAGATTATGATCTGGTCTCCATCCCTGCAAGTATTCTTTCGCTCTTTCGAAGTCTATTTTTAGAGTGTCGCGGTAACTTGGGATTTTGAAATAATCCTTATAATCTCTCCACAATTGACAGAACACCTTATGATGGAGCTCTAAATATGCCTGACTATCCTTACCGCCTAAGACTCTAACGGCTGTTGCACTCGCTATTTTTCTTAGCGTGTACTGCTTTCTGCTGTTTACAGTAGTTGTGTTTTCTAGATTAGTTACGCGACAGTCGATGTGTTCAACCTTTTCATCCACTTCAACTAATGCCTGATTTTGTAATTTCAACAACTGCATTGCTGACATGCTTTTTACTTTAAAATAAGTTTCCTCTAAAATATCAAACTGTTTCCACGCCTGATCAGTATCAAGGATTTTGCTGTGGCGGTTTGCCCCACGTTCGGTCCATAGATATAGATGCGGGGCTCTTGGATTGACTAGGTCAATATCATTGACGTAGTTCTTGAACTCTTTTAATTCATTGCCTTTTAATAAATAAAAATCTCTACCCTCAATAAATCTGTCCTTATTGTTAACGAAATTATTTTTTATGCTATTTTCATTAGTTTCATAAACTTCAGCTAATTGACGAGTTGTTAAAACTCTGATTCCTTCATGTTCAACAATTTGTAATTGATTCATTTTCTACCACTCCTCTCCATTTAAACAGAATCAACATTACTTAACGATTTTTGAATATTCATACCTGTGACTATTGCATTTATAATTTCAAGTTCATTATCGTTGAGTTTACTAACTTGTTTTACAAAATAACTTGTTTTTTCAATTTCCTTTTTTAATTCTTCCCAAGTCATACATTTGTGTTTTTCACTCATTTTATCACCTCCTATCGAGTTCACAAACTCATAATATCATCACTTTAACGAGTTGTCAACTCTTTCATTTGTTTTATAAATAAAATAAATGTGTTGATATACTCATATTCTTATGCTATCATATGGTCAAGGAGGTGATAAATTGAACAGCGTAGGAGCTAGATTTAAAGAATCGAGAAAAAAATTAGGTCTGTCTCAAGCTGGGGTTGGTGAAAAGCTAGGTGTTAATAGGGATGTAATTGCAAATATCGAGCAAGATAGATTAAAAAATCCTCAGCAAAAAGAACCATTATTTAAATTGTATTGTAGATTATTCGGAATAAATTATATTTGGTTATTAGAAGGCATAGGAAATCCTATCTCCGAATTTCCAAAAACAATACTAGA